GGCTTGCTATTCGCGCCGGGTGCTGGCGTGGCTGACCTTACCGGCAACGCGCCTGATCCGTCACGCCCCGGTCAGATGCTTCCATCGTTTTATGAGAACATTAGCGGCGGAAACTACCTAGACGCCGGTTTGCAGGCACTAGGCGGCGCTGGTGACGCGGTTCAGATGATGGGCGCTGCGTTTCCACCGGCACTAGCTGTTGGCGCTGCTATGAAGGCACCTAGAGGGATTAGGGCGTTCCACGGATCGCCGCATCACTTTGATAAGTTTAGCCTAGATAAAATCGGAACTGGTGAAGGCGCTCAGGCGTATGGCCGCGGTTTATATTTTGCTGAGGCCGAGCCTACAGCTATGGCTTATCGTGATGAGCTTAGGGCAATGAAGAACCTGCAAAGTGATTTTGATATCAGGTATAAGGGCGATTTAATTGGCAATATAAATGAGCTTGAGGGATCAATAGGCGAGGTCGCAAGGGAAATAAAACGATCCAACATTTACCCTGATAAGGCTGTTGATAATGTTGTGGCCAGAAAAACTAGAGAGCTTGAAAAAATAAAAGCAAAAAAAGGCGACGACCCAGAGGCAAATGATTTGCGCCAGCTTTTGATTGACGACCTTGAGGCCAGTATTTCTGAGGTCAAACAAATCAACCCAAAGGACGTGGTTTTCGACAAAGGTGCAATGTATGAGGTCAACATCGACGCTGATCCAGACATGATGTTGGACTGGCAGACCCCATATAAAGACCAATCAGAGGCCGTTAAAAAAGCTATTGATGAGGCTGGTTACAAGCCCGACGATGAGCGCACACCGGGGTTTTTGATACACCAGAGAATTGTCGAAGATTACTCCGATATGGATAGCTTTGAAAATCCATATGCAAACCCAAAGGCAGATGCGGCGAATGTGTTGCTAGAGGCTGGCATACCCGGCATTAAATATCTGGATGCCGGTAGTCGTGGCGTGGGCCTAAAAGACGCCACCAGCAACTACGTCGTATTCGACGATGCGACGATTGAGATCATGCGTAAATACGGCCTGCTTGCCCCGCTAGTCGGAGCTGGCACCGTTGCGGCAGTCAGCGATATGGGCGAAGACAACCAAGGAATTATGTACTGATGGATCAATATCGCGGCGCATATAACCAAGGCCTGTTGACCGCCCCTATGGATATGGCGTCGTTTGACCCATATGCGCCGTTAGCCGCTGGCTTGATGCTTGCCCCCGGCTCTGGCTTTGCCGACGTTGCGGGTTATGCGCCAAGCATGACAAACGCTGGCGAATACGAGCCAAGCATGATGGCTAACATTGGCAGCGGTCAGTATATGGACGCTGGCTTGCAGGGTCTGGGTTTACTCGGTGACGCCTTTATGGCCGCTGGTGCGGTTGTGCCGCCACTTATTCCTGTTGGCGCTGCTATGAAGGCGCCTAGAGCCGCTAGGGTTGCGACAAAAATGGCTGACGTGCCTGAGTATCCTTTAATGGTTCAGCACAACATCCACGAAGGCCCATTGATGCAGTCTGATGCGCTTGGGGGGCTACCTGTGCCGTCTTTGGCTGTTTCAAATCCAGACAATCCGCTTATGACATTTGGAGATGTAAGTCTTCTTGGCCCGCCCTCAATGGCAACTCCAAGCGCGAAAAATCCTGTTTACTCTGCTGATGCTTACACTGTTAGGCGACCGAAGGTGGATAGCACCCCAAATGCAAATGCAGAAAAATTTGTTAATGATGAGTATTTCAAACCTTTTGGCAATCTTCTTGATGGGGACGATGCGGCATCATCAGCCAACGCTATTTTTACTGGAGATGACGCGTATGGGTCTATCCCTTTGCGTGCAAAGTATATGCAGGAAAAGGGGCTTCTCCCAGATATAGACGAGGCTGAGGATTATTACAGCTTCAGACAAAAGGTCAGGGATAATTTTGTCGAAACTGAAGATTATTACGATTGGCTTGGCGATCAAAGAGCCAAAATGATCGACGCTGGTGGCGAGGTCAATCAAAACATTTTTGTTGGGTATACACCTAGCGGCAGGCCAAAGACAAAACCCGCCACGCTGGAAAATATGGTTAAGCAGATGGCTAAGGAAGGCGCTGGGGCCGAAGGGTTTTCTGGTGGAATTGCTGGCACAAGAGCCAAAGTCGCGCCTAAATTTAAAACGGCAGCCGATGTTAGGGCTGCTCGCCGCCGAGTTGTTAGTCCATCTAGGTTTGAGGCTGACAAAGAGGACTTGCAGGAAATTTACGATCCTTTTAATGCTAAAATTAGGAACGCTGTTATTGAAAGCTCTGGGCTGCGGTCATATGAGGCCAATAGAGCCGCTGAGGAGTTGGTAGAGGATTTGGTTCTTGGGGATTGGGGCAAGTACGAGTATCACAACCAATACAAGGGCATTGTTGATGAAAGTGTTTTGGCCGAAGCTAAGAAAATCAAAAACGAAATGCAAAATATGGGTACAGAGTATTTTGAGGCAAAACCTAAAAGGGCGGTAAGCCTTAGTGAGTTTGAGGGTGCTATTGTTCCTGACAACGCTACAAAAGAAACTTTGCGGATACTGGACGACGCTGGCATCAAAAAGGTTTACAAGTATAAAAACGAAAATGAGCGAAAGTCTCTTTATAAAAAGTTTCCAGAGCTAATGTTTAGCGTAGGCGGCCTTGGTTTGTTAGGCGCATCTCAAATAGACAGAGAGCCGCAACCTAAAGGGATTATGTTCTAATGCCCCCACGCAAGCCAAAAGACCCCCGACTAGCCAAGACTGGCGTCTCCGGCTACAATCAACCGAAGCGCACGCCCTCGCACCCAACCAAGTCGCATGTCGTTGTGGCGAAGTCGGGCGATCAGGTTAAGACGATTCGCTTTGGGCAGCAGGGCGTAAAGACCAACCAGACGGTCGGCCAGCGTGAGGCGTTCAAGAGCCGCCACGCAAAAAACATTGCGCGCGGGCCTATGTCTGCCGCATATTGGGCAGACAAGACAAAATGGTCGCCGAGTAAAACCAAGTCGAAGTCAACCAAGTGGAAGAAGGGGTCGTAATGGCGGCAGGTTTACATTACTTTCGTGACGGCACAAAATATCGTGGCGCTATCCACAAACACAAGGACGGCACAATTATGACCGGCGCTCGCATGACGCCTGCCAGTAAAAAGGTGCTACACTTTAGTCAGCTATCTGAAACAGCTAAAAAGAAGGCAAGGAGAAAATAATGGGATACGGTAAGAAAAAAGGCGGCAAAAAAGGTTCAAAGCAAGTTCTCGGTAAATACTGCTGATGTCGCTCTATCGCAATATCGCCAAGAAACGCGCGCGCATTAAGGCGGGCAGCGGTGAGAAAATGAGGAAGGTCGGAGCCAAGGGTGCGCCCACGGCTGCGGCTTTCAAGGCGGCTGCAAAGACCGCGAAAAAGAGAAAGAAGGCCAAAGCATGATCGTTTGTGATAACTGCCCATATCGTGGCCGCTGCGAAATCAAGCAGCGTTGTATTCAGGGCAAAAACGCTATGCCGGACATGACGCCTGAGCCAGCTCCGTCTAAGTTTGTGCAGACCAGCAAAGGCACGGTCGAAACTGCTGGCAAGCGCGGCGCACCTATCAAGACTGCGGTCAAGAAGATCATCAAAAAGGCAAAGATGCATTGAACATCAGACGCCCGATTATTGGCCGGATAAGACGCCCGCAGCCCCCGCTAGAACCGAAGGCGGAAGTGTGCGATAATGTCGACACGCCAGAGACGGCGACCAAGGTTAAGCGTGCGCCAAAACGCGCGGCAAAAGGTGCAAGAAAAAATGGCTAAAAAGATGGACGACGAACAATTGGGCAGCATCGTGTCTGGTGAGATCACCGACGCGCTCAATCACTTCGACAACGAGTACACGACCGACCGGCTCCGCGCCTTGGATATGTATTTGGGCGAGCCACTCGGAAACGAGGTAGACGGTCGCTCGACAGTGATTGCCACTGAGGTTGCCGACACCGTCGAGGCCATCATGCCTAATTTGATGCGGGTGTTCACGACCAACGACAAATATGTTCGCTTCAGCCCGCGCACTGCCGAGGATATGGAATCCGCCGAGCAAGCCTCGGATTACGTCAATTATGTGCTTAGCACCCAGAACCCCGGCTACCAAATCCTGCACACGTTTTTTAAGGACGCGCTGTTATTCCGTTTAGGTGTCGTGAAGTTCTTTTACGAGACACGCGAGGAAGTCGACGAGGAAGAATATAGCGGGCTGTCAGAAGAAGAACTGACAATGCTTTTGAACGATCCAACTGTCGAGCTTGTCTCTCAGACAGAGACCGTCGTTGACAGCATGTATAACGACGAGACCGGCGAGACCGAAGACCTGCGCTCCGAATACGATTTGACTGTACGCATCAAGCGCGAAGAAGGTGAGATCAAGGTCATCAATATCCCGCCTG